AACCGCGAATGGGCCAGATCCAGTTACCAAAGACAAGGCGGAATACTCGAGGTCGCGTTGGCAGATTCACGCTAGCGGAATTTGGCGGTCGAGTGGCAACGAGCTTGCAAGCCCTGCGATGTTGCATACTATGACGACATCAGAGGTCTATCACTGGTGGAGAGCCTACGCGAAGCAGCATCGGTACAACTACGAGGATCACGTTGCATTCACCGAAGCAGTGGAGCAGGTTGGGCGGTTACCGGCGTCGATGATGTTGTTCGCTCCAGTGTCAAACAACCAAGACATCTGGACGGATATTATCCGTATCAAGACGCTCAACACTGAGTTGAGTCGCAAGACGACCGAAAACCACGTTTGCCCATTGCAGTTAGACGTCATCGAGCGATTGATTGAACGTTACAGCAACAAGGGCGATGTTATCCTCGATCCGTTCGGCGGCATCCACTCTACGCCATACCAAGCGGTCAAGATGGGGCGGAAGGGTTGGGGCGTCGAATTGAATCCTGATTACTGGAAATTCGGCGTTGCATTCTGCGAACGTGCGGAGCGTGAATTGACGGCTCCGACATTGTTCGACCTGATGGAGCTTGACGCTCTACAGCCTGCAATCGACTAAACTCAACAGGTTGGCTCGCCTGGGCAAAGGTGCCTGCTTACTAGAGGGCAGGAATCCCGCCAAACGAGCTGGTGCGCGGTAAGTGCCGGTGTCTCACCTAACTACCGCATCAACCTCCACGTCTCGCCCCGGAAGGGGCGGGGCGTTCTTTAATCCTTTAACGTGACGAGTGAGTAAATGGAAAAAGAAATCTACAACGGGCGATACGTCGCCTACAGCAACGGTGACATAGCAAACGCGGTGACGGGCAAAATCCTATCCGGCGGCAAGAACTCTAGAGGCTACTTGACCGTGAGTCTCTACGATGGGTCAAGCCCTAAGCGGCCTAGATCGTTTCTGGTTCATCGCCTGATCGCACAAGCGTTTCTGGGTGACGATGACGGCAAGCAAATCAACCACAAGAACGGCAACAAGCTCGACAACCGGGTTGAGAACCTTGAGTGGGTGACGAATCAAGAAAACGTCGATCACGCTCGATTCGTTCTCGGTAAGGATGGTTTCGGTATCAAGTCACCTCGATGCAAGATTGCACCTGAAATTGTCGAGCGTATCAAGCAACGCGACCGGACAGCCCCGTCGTGGGCGGCGGAGTTGGGTTGCAGCGTGGATTACATCTATCAAATCAGATCAGGCCGGTATAGGTCGAGAGGGTAAAAACATGGAAAAGATATGCGTCGTGAGAGGCGATACGTACATGGCTAGGAGCGTGATGGGCTGGTTGCGTTTTAACTGGGACGCAGAGGCAAAGACTTGGTACAGGATGATTCCGGTTGACGAAAACGGCGTTGGTGACTTCTCCTATAGCAATCACGGGAAGATCAAAGAGAAGTTTTTCACCGCAGCGGAACTTGAGCAAAAACTACGGGATTCTGTTTACCGAGAAATCAAGATCAGCGTTTCTTTCGAGTAGTCTGACTAGGCATATGCCTACGGATTGACGAAAAGTACAATTTAGCGAAATGGCTTGCCCGCCAGACCAAAACACAAAATAACTCCAGTGCCTTCGTGTCTTTGCGTACTCACGCAACTGGCGGGCAAAACGAGGGCACTGGAGGTTTAGCACAGGGTACTGCTATGGCAGGCGATTGGATCAAGTTTGAGGTGTCTACCTCAGACAAGCAGGAAGTGTGGGCGATGGCCTCGACGCTTGGCATTGATGCCGATTGTGTCGTAGGGAAACTCCTTAGAGTGTGGGCGTGGTTCGATCAGCAAACGCAAGACGGGACTACGCGAACTAACGCTGAACCTAACGCTGCGAGCGTTAGCAGTTGCGTTAGTAGTAGCGTTAGCAAAGCGTTATTAGATCGAAGAGTTGGCGTTAGCGGGTTCTGCGACGCGATGATTTCGGTAGGGTGGATGCTTGACAACGGGTCGTCGATTTCGCTTCCAAACTTCGACCGCCACAACGGCAAGACTGCGAAAACACGCATATTGACAGCAAAACGCGTTGCTGCGCATGCGAAAAAGACTAACGTTGGTGCTAACGATGGACTAACGCCAGAAGCGTTAGCTAAAGAAAAGAAGAGTAGAGAAAAGAATAAAGAAAACCCCCCTAAGCCCCCAGAGGGGGAACCGAAGCCAAAAGGAACTATCGGTGAGTGGGACATACCGATGGAACTCGACACTCCGGAGGTGAGAAAAGCCTTGAGCGACTTCGAGTCGATGAGGGCAAGTATCGGCAAGCGCATAAAAAACAGAGCGAATATATCCAAGTCTCTAAGAGGCTATGACAGTCCATCTCACTTGGTGTACGCAATCGAGTTTGCCATCGGCAACGAGTACCAAGGGATCAAGCCTGAGTACAGGCCAAGTAACGTAGGGCAAGGTGGCTACAGCTCACCCAGGCCCAAGAAATCAACCTTACCCGTCATTGATGAAAACTGGGAGCCTGCCTAATGCCACTACATCCAAGCCACTTTGAGACATGCCGAGCAATCGAGGAGCAGTTGATTGCGGGCATCATCCTTCGGCCCGGTGACTTCTACGCGGTTGCTGATGCACTGGATCCGGCTGACTTTATCCATCAACCGATGGCGGATGCGTGGGCAGCATTCCAAGCGATGGCTAAAGACGGCGTCGAGTTCCACCGCGAATCGGTAATGCTAAGCGAGCTTCGCAAGCGTGGAGTTTTCGACAAGATCGGCGGCGATGTAGGATTCGCTGACTTGGTCACGAAGACCGTGCCGGGCCATATCGTCTACCACTCAGAGCAGGTGGCGGAATGGGCGGAACGGCGGCGGGTGTTGTTGGCTTTAGAGTGGGCGGTGACAGAGGCGTCATCGCTAGCATTCGATCCCGACAGCGTGGTCAGCAATGCTCAACAGCGATTGCTCAAAGCGAAGAGCATCGGCGGCGAGGATGTTCAGCATCTCGGTGACCTGATGGGCGATTATTTAGAGACTCTCGAAGATGCGAGAGTCAACAGACGGACGGCGGCAGTAGTGCGAACTGGGTTCAGGGAGATTGACATGGCGCTAAGTGGCGGGATACCGCTTGGATCGTACGCGATCCTTGCCGCTAGGCCGTCAATAGGCAAGTCGGCTCTTGCGATGGATATCGCCCAGAATGCAGCGATCAACGGCGATCAATCGTTATTCGTATCGCTCGAAATGTCTAATCAGCAGATCGGCCAGCGGCAGTTTGTGAAGAATGCCGACATGCGGATCAGTGAAATGCAGAATGCGAGTTACACCGATGCCGACTGCCTGAGGATGCTCAAGGCTTGTAGCGAAGCGAAGCAACTACCGCTTTACGTGTGGCAAGCGGCGGGTATCTCGATGGCTAGGATTGAATCGCGGTTAAGGGCGGAAGTTGCCAAGCGTGGCGTTAGACTTGTCATCGTTGACTACCTTGGGCTTATTCGCGGTAGCAGTCCACATCAAAAGATTTACGAGCGGGTGACGCAGATTAGCGGCGAACTTGCGAGGGTCAGCAAGCAACTCAATATCGCCTTGTTGGTGCTTTGTCAGTTGGGTCGAGCGGCGGAGGGCGAAGAGCCTAGCATCAACATGCTTAGGGATTCAGGTGCCATCGAGCAGGACGCGGATATTGTGATGCTGTTGCACCGCGAAAGCCGAGACGCCCAAGATGCCGCGGTATTGCTTGAGAAGCAGCGAAACGGCAAGGTAGGGCGTTTTAACTTGAAGTTTGACGGTAAGCGATTCAGCGATGCGTTTAAGGACGCGGAAACATTTCACGGAGACTTTTAATGACCGAAGACGAATCACAGGATTTAGAGCATCTGCGAGCGTTGCTTGAGTCCCAAGCGAAGCAGATCGAGTACATGCAAAAGCTTTTGAAGGAAAGCGGCGATAGAATTGATAGGCACGTTAGGCGCAATTTTGAGTTACGAGCGGAACTGGCGAAGTTCGTCAGGGCAGATAATCCAGTTTTACGAGGGAGAAAGAAATGAGCGAAACGAAATTTAAGGTTGGGGATCGGGTGAGGGTTGTGTCCGTAGGGAGTTTAATGGATGGCATGATATGCAATATCACAGCGACCAACA